ATCAGTCCGACTTCCTCCCATCCGAGCGCTTCGAGGTCATCGGTCGGATCGGTGGGCATGTAGTCGGCGATGTCGGCGACATCAGCCTTGAGGACAAACCACACTTCGGCTTCGTCTGGGATCAGGGTGGCGTCGGGATTGATGGCCATGCGATTTTTCCCTCCTTCAAGGGCGGTGCATTGCCCTTGCGGGCGTTGGGAACTCCCCACCCGGGACCGGGCTGGGGCCGAATACTGTGTGCGCTACCCGAGGACGAACGGCAGCACGGCGGGCAGCGTCGAACTACCGGGCGCGGTCGTTATCTCGGGCTCACGGAGGCGGACCTTGGTCGCCACGGTGAACGACGTGAGGTCCCCGCCCGTCCGAGAGTCGCGCGCCTCGAGGAACGCGGTCCCGGGCAGCACCGCGGCCACACCGGGAACACGAGCGGTGAGCAGTCGGGCCATCGCGGCGTAGGCGTAGGTGGTGTCCCGGCCCGACGTCCACGACGTGACCCGGATCGACGGTGCCGTCGCCACCGGCCAGTCATCCAGCGGTCCGCCGTCGTCGGCCACCATCAGCACCGGATCGGACCCCAGCGACCAGTCCGCGGGCAGCTCGAGGCGCACCGACAGCTCCGGGAACCGGGCCGCCAGATCAGTCTTGAGCCAGTCTTTGACCAGGCGCGCCACGTCGACCGGCTCGCGGGTCACTTGGCGGTCTTCCTGCGCCGGGTGCGCTTGCGGGCCGGTTCACCCTCGGCGCGGGGCTTGCGTTTGCGAACCGGGGCCGGCCGCACCTCCAGGCCGAGTTCGGCGGCCGCGCGGGTCAGCACACCGTCTTTGGCCTGCAACTCCGCCGGAACGCTGACCCGCGCCTTGGCGCGGTCGGTGACGAGCAGCTCAACCGTGGCGTCCTTACCGGCTGCGGCGGCGAGCTGATTACCCAGTTCGGCGATATGGGCGGCCGCGATCTCCTTGAGCACCTCAGCGCCGCCGTTGAGGTCGAGCTGGAAATTCATCCTTGAGCCCGCATGCAGAGCACCTCCAGGCCGCCGGGCAGCGGCGGTGTGGTGCGCCATTCGTTGACGACGATGCGGAACCGCTGCCCGCGCAGCGTCAGCTCATCGGCGCTGAGAAGGTCGGTGCCGGTCGGGAAGTAGGCGGTGTAGGCGATGTCCTCGCCGTCACGGCCACGCTCCAGCCGCTCACTACCGGCGCCCGGGGCCACTCCGATAGCCGTCAGCGACGTCGACGTGCTGGGGATGAGCCTGCCGTTCTCGTCACGGCCACCGCCACGATGACGGGTCACCTGTTCCGCGATGACCGGCAGGCCGAACATTCACACGACCAGTTCTATCGCCGGTTTCGGCGACCGGAACCGGGCCAGGATCGCTTTGTCCGACTTCGACAGCCACACCCGGCCGGTTCCGTCGACGAAACTCACCGTGAACGGCCCTGCGCCCATCGACTGCGCACCGGCTACCGGTCCCGTGACCGTCGCGGCCACCACACCCGCAACCAATGCGACGACCGTCGCAGGAACCGCAGCTGTGACGGTGAATTCGACAATGGCCATGCAGGCATCCACCCCGTACACCGTGTTACCGGCCAGCGTCCAGCCGGTGAGCGGGGTTGCCAGCCCGGTTCGCTCATCCACACCGGACACCGAGGTGACCGAATCGACCTTTGCGGGCAACCGGATCCGGCCGCGGCGGACTCGACGCGCCGCCGTGTAGTCGCCAGGCGCGAACCGAAACCCGTTCGCCTCGGCCGTCACCGCATCGGATGCGGTGGCCAGCAATTGAGCCACCCGAGCGGTTTCGGGGCCGGTCAACGACCGGCCTATCGCGGTCTCTACGTCAGATGACGTCGCCAGTACCGCCACTACCGCCACCGGGTTTGTGTTGCGCGCGTGTGGAATGACTCGCCGTTGCTGGTTTCTTCACCGACACGTCGACGATATCGCCGCGGCGTTTGAGTGTTTGGAAATACTCGATGCGCTCGGCGTCGGTCTCGTCGTCGAGCGTGAGCGTCACGGTCTGACCGGAATTGTTCTTCACAGTGACCTGGACGGCGGCCATCTGGCCTCTCTTTCTGTTTGACGGGGTGGGGGCGGGCTGGTCGGCCCGCCCCCACGGGGGCCGCTATCAGGCGACCGTCACATCCACATCGCACACCGCGAGCGCCTCGGGTCGAACGACCTTTGCGCCGTACAGGTGCAGGCCCTTCAGCGCGTCGGAGAACGAGTTCTGTGGCCGGTAGGCCTCCACCTTGTTGATCTGATCGGCGAACGTGGTGGCCATCGAATGACCCGCCACCACGAAGTTCGACACCTCAGCACCGGTCCCGGCGGTGCCCGCCGGCAGGGTGTTGGACACCATCACCGTAAACCCGATGATCTTGCCGACCTCACCGTTGAGAATCGGTGCACTGGACCCATACGCCGCGGTGTTGATGAACCGGGCATCACCCAGAAGCACCGCATAAAGTTCCGGCGACACGATCAGGAACCGGCCCGTGGCGGGCACATTGGCCTTATCGAGCACAACCCGCAGCTTGCGGATGAGCAGATATGCCGCGTCGGCGGTGCCCACGTCCTGGGCGGTGAGGATTGTTCCCGCGCCGGTGGTCATCAGACCCGACAGGAACGCGTCGGTCGTGGACACCAGCGCTTGCGCCGCCAGATACGCAGCCTTCGACATCAGGTCGCCATTGTTTCGGACCTGCCGCGCGTCGACGTCGTCGACCTCGAACGCGAAGTACTTCGACTGGTCGACCAGCAGGGTTTGATCCGCGGTGGTCAACGTCTGCGGGTCGATCGCGGTCGAGTTCTTCGTGTACGTGGCCACCGTCGGCGCGGACAACGAACCGATGTGCACAGTGTCGCCGTAGGCCGAGATCTCGCCCTCGTAGTCGCGGTTGATGACACCGCCTTGAGCGAACACGTACTGGGCCTGGAGGGCGATCAACAGCTGCGACGCCCAGACTTCGGGAATGAATGTATCGACGGCCATTGTCCGTCAACCTCCTTCTAGGGGTTATGTTTTGGTGAACAGCCCGTCGAGACGGCCCTCTTTGCGGGCCTGTTCGATCTCGACGTGCTTCCCGGCCGCATAGAGCCGTTTCAGTTCATCGCGAGTCATCTGTGATGGTTTCCCGGCGTCGCCTCCGCGGTCACCGGCACCGAAATCGGGTGGCGGTTGAGCGCCACGGAACGCGATCAGCGCATCCGCTGACGCTTCCAGCTCCTCCAGCGTTGAACCGGACAGCAGCGTCGCCGGAACACCTTTGGCCGCAGCCACCTCGGCCCGCAACGCGCGCAGCTCGATCTCGGCGTTGCGCGCCTCGGCCTGCGCCGCCCGGTCGTTGGCCTTCTCCAGTTCGGACTTCTGCGCCTCGGTGATCTCATCGAACTGCTTGGCCTTGTCGGCGTTGGCCTTCGACTGATCCTCATGCTTGCGGGCAAGCGATTTCCACTTGTCCGCCTCGGCTTTCCAGTCCTTCTCGCCCTGGGTGGGCTTTTCGGGCGTTTCCGGTGCCGCGTCCGGTTTCGGCGCGGCCTTGTCGGCATCGGCCGCCGGTTCTGTTTCGGTTTCACTCATCAGATGACTCCCCGTGTCGGGTGTTTTCAGGTGCCCGTGTCGGGCAAAACCTCGCCTATATCGCGAGGAAGTTCATTCGGCGGGGCAGATGCTGTCGTCAGGGCTGCGTCTGCGGCGCGCTGAGCTTCCATCTCGTCGACCCGCTCCTGCGAGAACCCCCACACATCGGTCATACGGGTGCGCCACGGCAGGTCGGCGGCCTTCGTCGATGCGTCGGCACGCTCGGACAGCGACCGCGCCTCGAACGGCGCCCACAACGTCTCCACGTCCTCAACCGGCGTCGATTCACCGGCCTCGATCGCCAGAGCACCCGCCATCGCGGCCGCCATCACCGCCCCGGCCCGCGCCGCGCGGTCGGTTGTCTTGAACACCAGGCCCTCACGCGCGAACGCCGCACCCTCGGCGGTCTGATTGGCGCCGTCGGGCACGAACACCGAGATCGGGGTGCGGGTCACCGCGGCGAGATCGCGAACATCGTCCTTGGCTGCCGCGAGGATCTGCGTCAGATCACCGGGTTGAGACTCCCAGATGTCCACACCCTCAGGGAGCTGCCACAACTGGGCCGGCCCCGGCTTGAACATATCCCCGTAGTTGATCTCGTTGCCGTCGTCGTCCTCAGACGGTAAATCGCCCTTGAATGCGCGCTGACGGAACGCCTGCATCGCTGTGATCACCAGCCGCTGCAGAATAATCCAGTTGATGCGGTCCAGCAGATCGGTATGTGTCTCGAACTCGCCGCGCCGCTCACGGTTGTCGAACGGGAACATCGGCACGAACGACAGCCCGGTGCCGGACTCCGCGACCAGCTCCCAACCCTCGGTCGCGTAAGGCAACGTCTTGAGAATGCCGTTATTGTCGGTCGACGGCCGCCGGTACTTGCGCACCACCCCGGGCAGGTGCAGGAAGGCGAAATCCGCGCCCTCGGGGCCGTCGCGGTAGATTTTCAACCCGGCCCGAACGATCTCGGGCAGCGTCGGATCAGATTCGGTGACGGCCTGTTCGGGTCGCTCCTGGGTGATCACCACGCCGCGCGGCCCCGGCGACAGCATCAGATACCCGGCCGACAGGCCGAGCATGTCCCGGAACACGTCGAAACTCTTGACGGCCATCCGGTTGCGTTTCCAGATGTCCCACGCCACCGAATTGTCCTGTTCGCCAACCTGAAATCCGGTGATACACATCCGTTCGGCGACCGCATCGACGACCAGTTCACCGAAGTTCGTGCGCGATTTGCGCTGAAACTTCTGGTACGCCTCCCGGCACCCATCCACACCCTCGGGCAGTGGAGCGTTGCCGTCCATATAGGACCGCAGGACCTCGAGACGGCCCCTGCGCATATCCATCTGCTGCGCCAAGCGCCATAACCAGCCATCGGGAGTCAACGCCAACGCACTAACTCCTGTCAGTAGATTCGGCGCGGCGCCTGCCGCTTCTTCACCTCGGCCAGGCCCGCGGCCACCGCATCCGTGCGGGCCTGCCATGCCATCACCAGTGCTACAGCCTTGTCGATCTTGTTCACCGAGTCGGGAAACTCTTTACCCAGGTGTTTCTGATCGCCGCGGATCTTCACCCGCGCATTGAGGACATGGCGAGTCAGCGCAGAAGACCCGTTGTGCGCCATCTCCCCGTTGATGATCGCGGTGTGCGACTGCGCTATCGCCTTCGCGACGACGACGCCGCGCATACCGGTCATCCACCACGAAATCGGGTGCCGCACAGAGGCTTTCACCTTCAATTTCGCCCCGAAAACGGACTCCCAATCCGCGACGTAGGACTCCCAGCGCGCCGGATCAGCGTAAAACCCAACCACATTGAACCGTTTGAAACACTCCCGCACCGTCGCATCGACCTCGACGGCCGGCACCTCCCAGTCCGGGGCGCCGTCCGGCTGTTCCCACGTCCATGACGGCTCATCGAACGCGTACCCGTCGCGGACGGTCACCGCCATCAGCGCGGTGGCGTCCGCTTTGCCTCTCACCCGTGAGCGTGATCCGTCGAAACCGAGCACGATCGGTTCCCGCCGATCAATCACCCGCGGCTCGTCGCCGCGCTGCGGGCCGCACGCCAACCATTCCTGCGCGCTCACCCACGCATCCGAAGCGGAGGTGATCTGATTGCCGAAATACATCCGGGCATCCGACGGGTCGGTGGCGGGGTCCCAGAAATCGGCGATGACACGGTCCAGATTCACCCATCCGGGCTCATGGGCGGGATGGTCACCGCGTTCGGCCAGGGCGCATGGCGCGTCCGCGGAGCATCCGTAGGCGTACCGCAACCCGTTCCACAGTGAATCCCGATCCGTGATGTCGATGTCCGGCGGCATCTCGCGGTGATCGAAGTAGATACCCGTCTCGTTGCGCAGCTTGCCTTCCTGCTGCAGCAACCACGCCTTGTGTGACGCCTCGGCAACACTGTCCTGCCCGGGCCTGAACGCGTTCGGTGTCTCGATCGACGACCCGTCCGTTTTCGTCAGGTTTCTACGTACCGCGGCGGCCAGCCGAAGCCCGCCGTTGCTCTGTATCCACGCCTCGGTCTGGTCGAACACCGCCGCGACCGGCCGGAAACCCTCACGCGATGTCGCCGAACTCGTCACCGCCTCGATACGGCCCCGCGGCACGTTGACGAACGTCTCCAGTGCCTCGACACCCGGCTCATCGGCCAGCGGACCATTACGGATCATGTCCAACAGCGGGTCCCACGTGTTCGCCGTCTGATCCTCCGACACACCGAGGATCTGAACCTTCGGTTTGAACCCGAAATCCCGCCACAAAGCCCCGACCGGCTCCCCTGCGGCGTCCCAACCGGCCGGTACAGCCGGGCCGAGCGCCTCGAAAATGGCATATGCGGCCATCGCCGGGGACTTGCCGTACCCCTTCGCCCGCGACAACACCGCCCGCCGGTTCACCCGCCGACCCGAAACAGGGTGCAGCACATAGAAATTCAGCCAAAACTGAGCCTGATCAGGGGTCATCAGGAACTGTTCACCCGCCAGCGGCCCATCGGGAACCACCAGATTGTCGTAACACCAGTCAAGGAACACGAACCCGAGCGTCGGCAACTCGCCATCGAACTCGGGACCACGCCAGGGCATTTACACCGGACTAGCTGGTCGCCCGCAAACCCTGGTACCGGTCGGTTCGCGGCTTGGCCGGGGGTTTCTGCTCAGCCTTGTCGGCTGTCACGAATGTGATCCGCAACCGCGCCCGATCCTCCGGTGTCGCACCGAACTTAGCGACACGTAACCGCAGCTCAGCCGCATATTTCAGGCAGCCGTCCATCACCGCGGCGTGCAACAGCGCAGTAGCCGCCAACTCCGACCAGTCCGTGGCCGTGAACTCGTCCGACAACGGACTATCGGCCCACATCTGCCACCAATCACGAGTCGGCTTCGGCCACGCACGCCTCACCCGCTCCTTACCGACAACCACATACCGCGGTGGCAACTTCGGCTGAGTCACGGCCTGGGGTGTCATCACACGCATCGCAATGGGATCAACATTGCGGCGAGCACGCATATCGGCCGGTTTCGGCGCCGGGCCATGACCAGGCATGACAGCTAACCTCCCATGTCGGGAAAAGCGCCCATGTCGGGCAAATTTTTAGGACGAAAAAGCGCAAAAAGTGTACAGAATGCGAGCGACCTACCGGCCGGGTGTCCGCTAAGTACCCGTTACCGGTCCCCACCAGGGGGTGTTTATGCAGGTGAGCGGCCTGTGTATGTGTAACTTCGCAGGTCAGCGCAGTCCGGGGTGTCGTTCGGGTGTCCTAGCGGCTTGTGGCTGTGGTCGGATGGCGGCGCGTGTCTCGATGGCGTGGCAGTTGTGGCAGGCCGCGACGCAGCGGTGCGGGTTGTCTCCGTTGACCTTGCCGTCGAGGTGGTGCACTTCGGTGGCGATGCCGGTGCAGCGTTGATACCTGAGTCGGCATTGATGGTTGTCGCGTTCGAGTACTTCGTTGCGAAGTGCTCGCCATGCCCTAGTGCTGCCACCGGACCACGCTTTACTCATTCGCGCACGGTTCGTCAGTGCATCCGCATGCGGTCAAACCGGATGCTACCACGGGTTTTGTAGTTTTCGGCATCGCCTCAGCCTGACCGCGCCACCGCGTCGTCACGGGCGTTGAGTCGACGCACATCGGCCCAGAGGTACAGCGGCTCACCGGCGTCGTCGTGACCCTTCGGCCGCAGCCTCTTCTCGGCGACCCAGCGGCGCATTGTGCGCTCGGCAATCCGGAACTCCTGCGGTAGGCGGCGGTTGATCTCGCGGACCCGGGCCATGGTGATCTGTTCGCGGTTGGAGTCCATCGTCAGCAGCAGTTGAAGCCGGTTGCACTGGTGTTTCTCGCCGCAGTCGCGGCAGCGGATCTCGGTGGCGTCTTCGGGTGCGGACAACTCCCGGCCGCACGCATGGCCGGTCTCCTCGATCCAGGTCGGGCACTTGCCTAGCATCTTGCGTGGTTGCGCCCGGTTGACCATGCGTTCGATGCGCCTGCGGGTGTCGGTCAGCTCGTCGAAGATTTCGCCGGCCGCCTCGTCGTTGGCGATGGCGCTGATGTTGGCGTGCAGCCAGCGGGCCATGCGCACCGAGGAGATATACACGTCGGGTCTGGTGCGCACCCATCCGGGCAGTAGTGGGCCGATGAATCCGATGGGCGCCACCGGCTGCAGTTCGATGCCGAACGCCTCCGCGATGCTTACCCCGCGCGACTCGATCAGGTGTCTCACCCATGTGCCCAACACGTTGGCGGCGTCCTCGTGCAGTTCCGCCGCGCCTTCGCTCACCCGTCCCGTCCCGGCGGCCTTACGCAGCTGAGCCCGGTGGCGTTTACGGCGTGCGGTCGCGAGGTCGCAGGTGCAGTCCTCGTCTTCGGGGCATCGGCATTTCGGTAGCAGCCCGATATGGGAGGCCAGTTCGTCGTCGCCGTGCATGACACGCTGGGTTCGCCTGCCGCCGTCGCCCAGTTTGGCTTGGCCCACAACGGATTCGGTCAGTCGATTCAGCCACCATGGATACGCTTCGAGCATGTCACGTAGTTCGGTTTGGCATCTGCGGCACAGGAACAGTTGCGCGCGGCCGTCGCAGGCCCGGCAGGTGGTCACCTGGTGTCATCCTGGTTTGACCACCGTATCGGCATGGCGTCCCCACGGATGTACAACGGGTGTTTCGGTTGCCCGTCGGTATTGATTGCGAGGCAATGCCATTCAATGTCCGGCAGTAGTGGCGCATGGCGGACAGCCCTGTGCGATCCCCATGCGGCGATTACCAGCGGGAGCGCCCCCATCGTCTTTAGCCATTTGTCGTTGTCTGGGCCGAATGCATCAACGCTTGAGTAGTCCATGAGTTGATCGGGGTCGGTTGCGCGCAGCGCGAACCTGTTGACGACTTCGATGCCGTCGTAGCCCCACCGGCGGGCGAATCCCATGCAGCGCACAATGGTCGGGTCGTCGATGTCCGAGTCCGCTTTGGACGGGTTGAGCATCGCGAACCCGACACGCGGCCCTGAGCCCCATGAGCGGTGTAGGTGGTAGCGGTATCTGAGGTCTGGCGAGAGGATAGCGCCGCGTGTGATGTCATCGAATCCGATGGCGAGCTGGTCGCTCATTTCAGTTTCTCCTCGCAGTCGCAGAAGTCGCATACCCGGCCGTCGTGGCGCGGGTGTGGGCAGTGGGGGCAGTAACCGGGTGCGGTCATGGGCCGAACCATCGGCGTAGCCATGTGCGCCGAACCGGTGGGATGTCCGACGCATCCAGGGCGTAACCCAGTCGGTCCAGCGCCTCACTGGAGAACATCACCTTGTCGGCGTAGTTGTCTCGGCAGCGGCCTCGGAGCAGCACTTCCCGGCGGGTGACTTCGATGGACATGTGGTCGACGATGAACTCGCAGAACAGTTCGCCGTTGACGCGGATTTCGATGGTGTCCGATTTCGTTTCAGGGGTCATGCGTCGCCCCACCATTTGGTGCCGTCGCCGGGGTGGCCCCAGCATGGGTAGCCGCGCCCGGCGTCGACGAGGCCGACGGTGGCGGGGTCGACGCAGTGGCGGGTGCCCTTGGCGTGCGAGCCCTTCCGGTGGGCGTCGAACGCTTTGAGGCCCGTGAAGGTCCGATGACAGCCTCCCGTGCCGCAGTGCGCGGTGTTGAATCCGTCCCAGCGGGCGTCGCAACCGCTGCAGCCGTGGGGTGGTCGTGTTGTGCGTGTGGGAGGGATGGGGGTGGTCATGGGTACCTCTTCCGGGTGTTCGTCGCTCTGTCGTTTTTGCAGGGGGCAGTAATCGCTATCCGTGTTCATGCGTCGTCGGCCTGCCACAGCACGCGGCACGGCAGTGGCAACTCGTCGGAGGTGAGCACCCAGACTGACCCGGATGCGATCCAGCCGGGCGCCTGCCCTTCGGTGCGCGGAGTCGACTGCAGCGCCGTCGGGCCGTCGCCGCACAGGATGACCGACCCGACCGGAAGCTCGTCGACCTCGTCGGGGTGCCCGAGCACGGGCCAGAGCCGGGATGCGAGTGCGTCGGCCTGGTGTTCGATCTGCTCGTCGAGGTCGTCGGCCCATTGGCCGCAATCGCATTCGAGGTGGGCGGCCAGGATTTCGACGATGCGCTCGGGGGTCACTTGCGCGCCTGCGTTTTCGCGGCGAAGAACTCCCGGATCGCGGCCATCGCCCCGTGCCGGCCGTAGCAGGTGGCGAGACCATCGCGGGCCGCTTCAGTGACCCGCCCGGACAGGACTACGGCCGAGATTGCGCGGACCTCGTCTGCGGCCTTGGTGTCGGCCTCGGCGCGGCGGGTGTCGCGCTGCGCTTCGTCTTCGCGGTCGAGGCGGTCACGCTTGATGCGCTTGGCCCCCGCGACGACGTCGCCGACGCTGACCGGCTGCGCGCTGGGTCGGTCGTAGAACGCCTGCACGGCGTCGAGCAGGTCGTCGCGGCCCAGGCGGTGGCGGTCGACCTGCTTGGCCCAGGCCAGGATGCGGGCCTTGTCGGGGCGCGGTATCCGGTGGTCGAGCAGCGAGGCCAGTTCGAGGACTTCGGTGGTGGCGGCGATGGATGCCGCTGATGGCTGGTCGGTCATGGTTGGTCTCCGTGGATTTCGGCGATGAGTTCGGCTCCGAGCTGGCGGTAGCCGAGGGCTTTGGTTGTGGCTGCGCCGTTGACGGTGGGGTCGGCGCGGGTCTTGATGACTTCGGAGACCAGTGAGGCGAGCGAGTTGGGGCCGAGGTGCTTTTTGGTGAGCCACAGGCGCAGCGCGGCGGTGACGTCGTCGGCGGGTGTGCCGTTGTGGAGCAGTTCGCTTGCCCGTAGGCGTAGCGCGGTTTGCACGGCGGGTGGGTGTTCGCTTGGGATGACTGCGCGGACGAGTTCGGCGGCCGGTGTGGCGGACTGCGCGTCGAAGAGTTCAGGGACCGCCGCGCGCGCGCGCGGTTCGTTACGTAACGCTGCTTCATACGTAACTACAGTTAAGGGTCGGGTCGGGTCTGCGCCCGCGCGCGCGGGGTCACACTGTGACAGTGCTGCGTTTACGCTGGTGGAACCGGTTTCTGTATAGTTTTCGCGTCCGTTTGCCGTCGGTTTGCCGTCGGTTTCGCGTCCGTTTGCCGTCGGTTTGCCGTCGGTTTCGCGTCCGTTTGCCGTCAGTAGGTCGGCGGCCTCAGGTGGCGCATTGCGCCCACGATGACGCTTCTGACGCGCCGCGTCAGAAGCTCGCTTGGCCATCAATTCGGCGCGCGTACGCTGCCATTTAGCCCATCCACGGAATTGGATACCGTCGTCCGTCGATTTCCACAATGGAGCCGGGCCGGACGATAGGTGACGTGTTAGGGCGTTAATCGTATTGCCGTGCCCGAACTGCCCCAAAACCTCATCGGGAACCTCCCCGTCGGTTTCTTCTTTGGCCGACCATGACCCGGCGAGCACCCATAGACCACACGCGGCGAGCCGATAACGTTCTGGCAAATTCAGTACAGGCTTGGAATCCGAGAAGCCGTCATCGACGTAAAACCAGGGCATCAGTCGCGTTCCCCCGTCCCGGGGTCGGGGTCCAGTGCCGCCGGGTTGATCATCAGCACCGCGCAAAGCATGTCCATGACGAGGTCCACAACAACACCGGCGGTTTCGGCGAGTTCGATGTCACCGAACTGGGCCAGGGTGGACAGTTCCACGTCGTCACGAAGGGTGCCGCCGGTCACGGTTGTGCCTGTGCGGCTTCGAGCATCTGTATGGTTTCGCCGGCCTCAACACTGGTCAGTTCTTTCGACGTCGTGATGGTTCGTCCGACTGCGGTTGAGAGCCAGTCGATTCGGGCTTGGCGTTCCTCCGCGGTCTTCCCGCCCAGACCTTCGGCGCCGAGCAGCGCGTGCAGGCGGCGTGACTGCTCGGGGCTGATCAACGCGACGATCGTGGGTGGCTCTGGTGGCGCGGACACTTCGATGACCTCCCGCGGCGGTTCGGCGTCGATCACCTCCCCGTCGATGTGCATGGGCGTGTCGATCGCCTCGGTTGCCAGGTCGACGCGGACGCTGTTGTCGTTGTCGATGGCGCGTTGCATTTCGGTGGATTTCGGCATCAATGCCATCAACCGCAGCAGCATGGTCTTGCGGCCCATGCTGTTGAAATGGTCAGCCCACGGCCCGACCACCTTGCCGTCCTTGCGGGCCATCGCGAACCGGTCCCGGTGTTCTTCCATGTCGGCCACCGTCATCGGGTCGGTGACCGAATAGCCGCCGTTGGCCAGCCTGCCGACCGCATAGAACAGGCGTGGTGCGCCCCGGGGCCCGTCCAGGCACGGCTTGTGCAGCCATTTATCCTCAGCCGCACCGTATTCGATGTCGAACAGGTCGTTGGCATACACGATCCGGGAGTGCAGCGACGCGATCCGGTCGGAGCGGTGACCCAGTTCAATGAACCCCTTGTAGCCGATGATCAGCTGCGCGCGGTTCGCACCTTTGCCGCGCTGCCCGGGGATCTCATACTTGGAGTCCCAGAACGGCAGAATCCACGCATGGCCCAGTGCTCCGACGCCCGGCCGCAGACCCAGCTGTGAGCACGTCATCGCCGCCCCGAGAACGGATTTCGGTTCACACAACGCCAGTTTCGGTGTTTGGCTCATGCACGTCATCACGTCACGGATCAGCTGCACCGCCTCCATGCCTTTGGGCATGGCCCGCTGGAACTGGGCCTCCATCTTCACCAACTGCTGCTGCAGGGTCTCACCGCTGCCGTTGCGTTGCTGCTCCACGGCCTGCGCGGCACGGGCGGCCAAATCTCGGGCCATACTCATTTGTCCTTACTGGTCGGTTGTTTCGGGATGTAGATAGATGTCGCCTGGTATCGGCGATACAGGTCGGGCTGTTTGGTTTTCAGTTCGTCACGGTCGACTACATCAACCTTCTTGAGCCACAGGTCCGCGTCGGGTTCCTCATCGCGGAACGCTTTCTCGCGGAACTGGCCGCGTTTGATCGCCACCAGCCTGCGGCCGTCGCAGTCGGTGAGCGCGTCGGCCCCGGCGAGCATGTCGGTGAGCTTGTTGACTGCGGTCGCTTTGGCTTCTAGTGCGGTCTTCTCAGCTTTCAGCGCCGTCAGGTAATCCCACGCCGCAGCGCCGACGGCCACCGGGTCGTCGACAACCAGTTCGACACCCGTGCGGCGGGGCCATCGCGCGGCCAACGCTGCCGTGGTCGCGTCCGACCCGTCGATGGGCGGCGCCACATCGGCCACAATATGGTTGTCCCAGAAGGCTTGTTCGGCGTCGATGACGGTCGCCACCAGCTCCTCGTCGCGCGGCACCCACACCATCTCGAGGCGCTGCCCGCCGATCAGGCCGACCACCCACGCGCCGTGCGCCCCGGTGACAGCCATGCCGTGGACCACCTGCAGCTCAGCGACGTCGGGGGCGATCCCGAGATCCGCATCCCACTCGTGGGCCAAAAACGCGCTGGTCGTCTTGATTTCCAGCAGCGACCCGTCGCTCAGGATGCCGTCGGGGTTGTACAGCATGTGCGGATGCTCGATGGATTGCAGCGTCCCCGGCAGCTCCACGGTGAGCCCGACTCGTCTGCACGCCTCCTCGCGGATGATCGGTTCCAGCAGGGTTCCCCACTGGACCGATTCGTTGTCGTCGAGGTCGCGCGGCGGGGCGTGCCCGCATTTCTCGGCCCACACCGAGAACGGGGAGGCGTACTTGGACAGGCCGATCACGGCTGCCGCGTCGGATCCGCCGATCCCTTTCGCGCGGGCGGCCAGCCACTCGTCCTGCGCCGCGCCGTAGGGCAGGATGACGCGGGAATGGTCCCAATACCCGGGGCCGACGAACCGTGCCCTGCACGCCGCACACAGCCATTCCTTCCGTCCCTCATCCCACACGGCGGCCTCATCGTCGCGCTGGCGGTGTCCATGGCCGAGCGGGGTGCACACGTCGCACTGCGGGAGCGTCATATTGCCCACCGCCGGGTCATCCGCAGGTGCTCGTTGATCTGTGCCCGCGTCCAGCCGCACCCGGGAAAATGCCTGGCCACGGTGTTACCGGCGCAGCCGATGGTGCGGGCGACCTCGGTGTATGAGCAGCCGTCGTCCAAAAGCTGTGCGGCGGCGACCAATTGACTTTCGGTCAGGGGCACGGGGGGGCGCTGGGATATGCCGAGACGGCGGCGATACCGCTGCACCGACCGCTCCGTGATGCCGAGTACCTCCGCGATGGCCGACGCTGATC